GACGGTTCCGCGGCAGTTAAATTCCCGGCCAGTTCAAGTGTGCTGAGCACGGGTGCCAACGACATAGACGTTGTATCAATATTCAACGATGGCACTAACTTCCTGGGCAACATAGCAAGGAACTACGCATAATGCCTGGCTTCAACTCCATTCTCACTTATGAACCTGTGATAACAACCACCAACAGGCAACTGGAACTTGATGCCGCTGACTCCAACAGTTACAGTGGTTCAGGATCCACGTGGACTGACCTAGAGGCCAACGCCAACGCAACCATCACGGGTGCCACACACACCACGGGCAACAAGGACGGTGGCAATGTTGGTTACTTTGCATTTGACGGCACCAATGACTCGTGCAACTGTCCCGACGTGAGTGGCGTCACGGACTTCACCATATCAGACGACTACACCATAGAGGCATGGGTGTATCCAGATTCCACACAGAACACCACATCCAACGCTGACAACGACGTGATAGAGAAATGGGGCAACTCAGGCGTGGGCTACCCATACGTTTGTCGCTGGCTAAGGGCATCAAACAGCATGAACATAGCCGTGTGGAATAACGGCACCAGTCAGGGTCTGAACATCACCGGCTTCAGCACGGACGCCTGGAATCACTTTGCGGCGGTGTTCGATCACACCAATGACACGCTGACCGGATATTACAATGGACAGCAGAGTGCCACGACGGCACTGACCATAACAGGGGACATCTCCAACTCATATGACTTGTGGATAGCGAGGCGTGGTACCGATGACGTTGGTACACAGAACTGGTGGACCGGCAGGATATCAACAATCAGGACTTACAATAGTGCCCTCAGCGCCAGTGATATTGACAGGAACTTCCAAGCGGAACGTAGGTTCCACGGCGTCTAGACGATTAGATCCAGTATAGTCTGCAACTTGCCTTTTATTGATTTGTTGTTGAGGGTGTTCCTCAATCCCATGTGTAGATTTTTGGGCCAGCACTCGAACGCCGTCCAGCAGTAGCCGTTGTGTTCATTGTTTAATTTAGGTAAGAATTCGTTGTCTACTGCAACTAGATATGTGTGGAAGAAAAACTTTTGATCGTTTGATGTAAAAAGTTCTAATGGTATCACCTTTTTAAAAACGGGTGTGTCTCCCACCTCCTCCTTGATCTCACGCTTCAAACCCTCAAATGCACTTTCCGTGTAGTGTGCCTGTCCGCCCACAAGTCCCCAGGTACCCTGCGTCTTTTTATCAGTCCTCTGTAGAAACAGGAAACGCTTTGTGCTTGTTGCATAGAAAAGTGCACCAGAACAGATTATGTTTTCTTTCATAACGTATTATAGCAGTTAGTTATGGATTTATCAAGGAGTAGTTATGTCCGTGGACGGATCATACCCTGTGGAATCACCATCTAACACAATGGTCCAATTGCCCTGTGTGTACACACCCTCGTATGATTTTACCCATTCTGTGCCATTGAACCTGTACTGTATACCTGTATTGGTGTTGGTAACATAATGTTGTGTAGAATCCGGATTTGATGCGTCAAAGGCCACATTCCATTTACTTGTGGTACTGTTGTACTCAATGATGTCTCCCACACCGGCAACTAAAGTGCCCCAAGTTGAACTTTGGAAACTTGCAGTTGAATCTCCAACATCGTTAATCACCAGATACCTGTCACCGTTGGCAGGTGTTCCTGGATCAAAAGTTGCTGGGTTTACAATTTTTTTCACTGCTGTCAATGTGTTTGCAGGCACAGTATCAGTATCTATGGTGTACAGAAGTGTGGTGTCGTCTATTGGTGTAGTTGCGATAGTGCCAACTATCTCATTTCCGTTTGGCTGAGTCAATCTTATCTGACTGGTTCCATTACGCACCTTGCCATATTGGTCTAATAATACCTTCCAGTTTACAGGTGGCCCGAACGTTTGGAATGGGTCTGCTAAACCTGGATCTTTTGCTCCTGTGTAAAAGCCATCTCCGCCTGACTTCACATTGACACCTGTCGTTCCTAATAATCTCAATCTGCCCCCTGTGACCAATAGTCCAAAGTTGTTTGGTGTGACAAAACTTTGAGTCATGAGAGGACCACTTATCAGTCCTTTGTTGATGCCACCTTCGTCGTCATATATGCTCATTATGATCTTTTGTACCACACCTAATTTTTTCACCTTGACAGGAGGTGACAACCATATGGGCATACTAAAAGTCATAGTGGCAACATCGATTTCTGTGTCAGCACCAACAGGTATCGTCCTGGAACTGAACGTCACACCTGTGAGTTCAACATAACTGAGACTGGTCCAGTCGATATAGTTGTCTGATTTTTGTATCTCAAAATCTGGATTGAACAAATATAGTATTTGCTCTAAAATTTGCAATTTCTGATCGGTGTTTGAACTGTAGATATCTGCTGTGACTTCCAATCTGAAGGGCGATGGCATAACTTTTTCAACTGTGTAACCAGCACCTATTCTATTGCTATAGGTACCGTCAGACAGGACATCTCTTTCACGTAGATGTTGTTTCTCGATGTGGTAAGGATTTTGCATTCTTTCTCTGTCATAGTTTAACTCTCTGATGTAACAGGCAATCTTTGGTGCATAATTTAATGCATTCTCTGAATTATTTTTTATGATATTTGCCACCTGTCTTGTGGGATCACCATAAACCACTGGCACAGGTCTAAGTGCAACTTGCCTATCTGAACCTTTGCCTGTTTCTACAGAAAAATTATTGAGAATTCTCATGAATTGTGTCAAAAATTTCCTAACTTGTCCTGAGTAAAAATGTAGCATTAATTGTCAGCCTTTGGTTTTAGAGCATCTTCTAGAGACTGTCTCTGTTCCACAGTCAGTCCATTGATGGTTGAACTTGTTGTGTTGTTAACAAATCCAGTTTTTTGCGTGGACCTTGTGTTTGTGTTCGTGGTAGTTATACGCACAGAGTCTTCTACTTTTACCCATCTTGTGCCATCATATCTAAACAACCTGTTAGGTAGGTAATCTGTTCTAAGGAAATAATCGCCCTTGTCAACGTTGCTGTTCGGAAATGAAATCCCAAAACCTGCAGGATTTCCGTTTGGTGCGACTCCGTCTCCGTCCAGGTAGAATCCGTAGTGTGAACTTGCTGGTGTGTCAATTATAGCATTGACAGGTGTATCCGAACTTACACTCTCATCGCTGTTGACTGCGTCTGTTCTTATGTTTCCTCTTTCGTCAATAGGTGCCACATAGTACTGTTTGTAATTGAAACCTGCCTTGGGTGAGTCTTGCTCTGCCTGTGCCAACACTTGGTCAGATATTGTTTTTTCTCTGTTGTAAGTTGACATATAACTGGCCAAACTTCCTGTCGTTGTGGCATCTCCCAGGATGTCTTTGTATTCTTGCGAATCCACTAATGATTTTAATTTTAACCTCAATAAATGTGGCCACCAAGTCTGTGAAAATCCTTCCGCGGCCCTGTTCACATCCTCGATCACATAGTATCTTTTGAGTGCTATAGGTATAGATTCGTCTAAACTGTAATCTTCTTTCATGTGAGGGAATTCTATGACATCACCGCTCATCGGTTTCCTGCCAAGTCTCTCCACAGAGTCGTTCAAGTGGACTGTCAAAAACAAAGTGTCATTCTGCAAGAACATTCCAAACTGGCTTAGATTGAAATCAGCGTCTTGCACATTATAAATTCCTCTGATAGTGTATACGTCGGCGTCGTATTTCCTGTCTCTGTTCTCTAAAAATAATAAATCTTGTATGGTTCTCTCGTTTAGGCTGTCTCCAGAATACTGCGGTTGAGTGGGCGACGCTGGCCCGTCCTTGTTTGTGGATCCTTGATCGTATGGTCCTAGGTATTTGTGGAAGTGCAGATCAGTGCCACCCACAGTGAACATCTCTCTGATGTTGCGATCAAAGAACTTGTAGTCGTTGCCCTTTTCTGGCTTGAAAATGGATAATCTTGGCATATCACACATATTTATTGCGCAGGCAAAGGCTATAAATATGTGTATGTCAGAACTTCAAACAGGCCAACAAGAGATATTTGATTACGTCAAAAACAACCTCGGTGAGGGCATGATAGATGTGGAATTAGACCCAAAACACTACCATACTGCTCTCGAAAGGGCAACCAACAGGTATAGACAACGATCATCAAATGCTGTTGAAGAATCATATGCTTTCTTAGAATTAAAGAAAAACCAAAACACCTACATTCTTCCGGACGAAGTTATCAATGTGAGAAACTTGAACAGAAGGACTGTGGGATCTCGTACAGAGGGCGGCGAAGGCGGAACACTATTTGAGCCTTTCAACCTTGCCTACACAAACACATATCTTTTGAGGGCAGGTGCAACCGGAGGACTCGCCACGTATTATGCTTTTGCATCATATCAAGAATTAGTGGGCAAAATGTTTGGTAGTTTCATACAATTCCACTACGACAACGCCACTAAAAAACTTACTATCACACAGAGGCCTAGGGCCGACGACGAGACTGTGTTGATGCACACTGACAACTACAGACCAGACATCACGTTGTTCAAGGACATATACTCCAAACCATGGATCAGAGACTACACTCTTGCAGTGTGCAAAGTTATGTTAGGTGAGGCCAGAGGCAAATTCAACACCATAGCAGGACCACAGGGAGGCACAACACTAAACGGTGATGCACTAAAGAATGAAGGTCAAGCAGAAATGGAAAGGCTCGATGCTGAGATAGGTAATTTCCAAGAAGGCGGAACTCCACACAGTTTTGTTATAGGTTAATAATCAATTAGTACAAATTAAATACCGTTGTCATGACGGACTCCAACTATAGGACTTATAAAGATCTCACATTAGACGAACTAGAGCTCGTGGTAACTGACCTAGAGAACATGAGTCTTCTTGCGCTAAAAAAGGGCAAGAAAGATTTCCGAAGGACAATTTTGGATACTGTAAAAGAGGCCAAAAAAGAGATTGAAAAACGTCTCAAGAAATAGTATAATCAACAGATGCTGATAGGAATTGTGGGACTAATAGGTTCTGGTAAAGACACGGTGGCACAACGTCTGGTGGACAAGCACGGCTACAGGAAAGACAGTTTCGCAAAAAGTCTAAAGGACGCCGTTGCCTCAATGTTCAACTGGGATCGTGAGATGCTGGAAGGTGGCACCAAGGAGAGCAGAGAATGGCGCGAACAGCCAGACGCTTTCTGGAGCCAACAGTTTGGCAAGCCGGTAACACCAAGATGGGTTTTGCAGTACTTCGGAACAGAAGTGATGCGTGGGCAGATGTATGACTCCATATGGGTGGACAGTTGCCTGGGCAGGTATGACGGCAAGCCAACAGTGATATCAGATACGAGATTCCCCAACGAAGTAGACCAGATCAGAGAACGTGGAGGCATCATCATACGTGTGAAGAAGGGCGAGGATCCAGACTGGTTTACGAACTACGTGGAAGGCAACGTACAGCCAACGGGTGTGCATTCGTCAGAATACGTGTGGGCGAGATCTGATTTTGATCACGTGATACAAAACGACGGAACCTTAGAAGAATTGTACAACAAAGTGGATGCTTTAATCGTCGGCAATAAGATCACCCATTCGCCATCCGAGCCTACGGACAGTGCCCAGCCTCTGGCAATTGGCGCAAACAGTTTTTAAATTTAAAGCACTGGTGTTTTTAAGATTTCCGTCCACGAACAGCACGTCTAGTTGTATGCTGTCTTGAGCACGGAAGCCACAAAGTTCACACTTTTTCTTCTTTTTATAACCAGATCTCTGCAACGGAGTAATACCCCCAACACGCTTACCTTTACGTTTCCTACTGCACGTGTCACACAGGCTTCTCCAATAGACGCGACCATTCCTCCTGTAGGCATAAGCCCTAGGCTTGCTCATACACTGTTTACATAAAGGTCTAGTGGTGTGTTGCATGACTGTATTTACGTCGCCTATATAGGCACCAAAATTTGGTAAGTTTTGTCGTAAAAACCATATGATCTAATAAATAACTCTAGTATACGTATAACTTGCAAGGAGACAACGTAAAATGGCTTTAACATCACCAGGAGTAGAGGTAAGTGTAATAAACGAAAGTTTTTATGTACCATCAGATGCGGGTACGACACCTCTTTTTATAGTAGCATCATCGCAAGATAAGAAAAACGGAGCAGGCGACGGCACAGCGGCAGGAACAACAACTGCAAACGCCAACACTGCATATCTTATCTCATCACAAAGAGAATTAACAGAAACATTTGGAGATCCAAAATTCTACACAGACGCTTCAGGAAATTCATTACACGGTTATGAATTGAACGAATATGGTCTACAAGCGGCTTACAGTTTCTTAGGAGTTGCCAACAGAGCATATGTTTTAAGAGCAAACGTAGACACTTCAGACTTGATCGGAAGTGCAAGTTCTCCTACAGCAAACCCAACAGACGGTACATACTGGTTTGACCTTGCATCAAGCAGTTATGGTATATTTGAGTGGAGCCAAACAGATCAAAAATTTACGGCAAAGACACCTACATTGATTACTAATGTTACTGACCTGGTAGGTAACGTTTCAACTGGTGCACCAAAAACATCAGTAGGATCTCAAGGTGACTACGCAATCAACACTACTCACGTAAGCAACAAGATTTACAAAAAATCTTCAAGCAACACTTGGGTACATTTAGGTTCAAGTGCTTGGCACTTAACATTGCCTGTGATCACAGTTGCTTCTGGAACGACAGTAACAAGTGGACACTCAATGAGCGTAAACGGTATCAACGTATCACCAAGTGGTACAGCATTATCAGACGTTAACACAGCGATCAACAATGCCAGCATTGTAAACGTAAGTTCAAGCATCAATAGTGCAACAGGTAACTTAGAAATATTCCACAACGGTTTATTGACAGGTGATAGTTCTGCTGGTGCAAACACAATTAGATTTGAAGCCGGCACAGGCACTTTACTTGCTGACCTTGGAATCACAGCAGGCGTTAAGAATGGTGCAAAATTCTTGCAGGCCAAACACACTAACAGACCTACTTGGAAGACAGCGGATGAGAACAGACCTAACGGCTCAGTTTGGTTCAAGACTACCAACGCTAATTCTGGTGCAAACATAGTTGCAAAACTTTACAGTTCATCATCTGCAAGTTTTTCAACTGTTGATTCACCACTGTACGCAACACATCACAGTGCTATCTACAATCTAGATCCATCAAATGGTGGAACAGGTTTATCAGTCGGTGCACTTTACACACAGTTCAACATCACAGAGCAATCATTATCAAGCGGTGCTGACACAACTACAAATGTGGGTGATTTCCAACTGTTCAGATACGAAGGTGGACAAACTGTAATTTCATCTAAAACAACTTATCCAAGTTTCACAGCAGGCGAAAGTTTCACTGTAAGAGAATCAGTTAAAAACCAAGAGGCACTAGCGGCGGCCAAGACAGTCACTATGATTTCTGGAGACGGTTCAACATTAGGTGATGCTGAAGATTTCGTGACAGCGTTCACTGCCGCTGGTTTTACTAACCTAGAGGCATCAGTAATAAGCACAGGTGAGTACAAAGGCGCGATACAGATCAAACACAAACTAGGTGGAGAGTTCAGGATGAACAACACATCTGGTACTCCACTGGATGATGCTGGTTTTGGTACAGGTGATGCTCACGCATATGGAACATACACAGCCAACAGTTCAACATTGATTGACAACTTGTATGTTGCACCAACTGGAGAATCAGAAGACTCGACTGTTGGTAACGAAGTGGTTGCAAGTAACTGGAAGAGATTGAGTTACACTGCGTCTACAAGTGCACCATCTAATGAGCCTGTAGATGGCACATTATGGTATGACACAAAGATCGACGAAGCAGACATCATGACTCACAACGGAACAACTTGGAAAGGTTATGCGCAGGTTTACACGTCAACCGATCCAAATGGTCCACAGTTCAGTGCAACGGCACCAACTAAACAGTCAGATGGAACAGCACTTGTAACAAACGACTTATGGATCGACACTAGTGACCTAGAGAACTATCCAAAAATTTACAAGTACAACACATCAGCAACTCTAAGTTCTACAAACACATCAAACCAAGTGGCGGTGACCACAACAGGTGCGGCTTGGGAACTAGTTGACAAAGCAGACCAAACAACAGAAGATGGTATTGTGTTTGCAGATGCTAGATGGCACACTTCAACTGAGAAATCAGCAAACAACAGCTCACAGGCCGGAACACCAAGTTCTATCAAAGACTTGTTGAGCAGTGACTTCTTGGATCCAGATGCTCCAGATCCAGCACTATATCCACAAGGTATCATGCTATGGAACACTAGAAGAAGTGGTTACAATGTAAAAGAATACAAAAACAGTTACATCACAACAACAAAATATCCAAGTTCAGGATCATCAGGTTTGGGTAACATCAGATACAACAACGAATCAGTTGCAGGTTACTATCCAGACAGATGGGTTACTAAATCAAGTAACAACGCTGACGGTTCAGGAACTTTTGGTAGAAAAGCACAGAGGAAAGTAGTGGTTCAGCAACTTAAATCTGAGATTGCTACCAACCAAGCGATCAGAGAAGACCAAAGAGGCTTCAACGTAATTGCTTGTCCTGGATACCCAGAAGTGATGCAACAAATGATTAACTTGAACACTGACAGGAACAACACAGCGTTCGTGATTGGTGACACTCCAATGAGATTGGAAGGCACTGCAACATCTATACAGAACTGGGCAAACAACTCTGCATCAGCAACCGATAACGGTGAAGACGGACTTGTGAGCTCAAGTGATTACTTGGGCGTGTTCTATCCATCAGGATTGACCACTGACAACACAGGAAAATCAATTGTGGTTCCACCGAGTCACATGATTACTAGAGTGTTGGCAAACAACGACAACGTGGCATTCCCTTGGTTCGCACCAGCAGGTACGAGAAGAGGTATTGTTGACAATGCGACAGCAGTTGGATACATCAACAGTTCAAGTGGCGAATTCGAGACAATATCTGTAACGGAGTCAGTGAGAGATTCAATGCACGAAGTAAAAGTGAACCCAATCACTTTCTTCTCAGGTGCTGGAATTGTGAACTTCGGTAACTTGACCAAGACAACGGCAAGTTCGGCGTTAGACAGAATCAACGTATCGAGATTGGCAGTGTATCTAAGAACACAATTAGATACTATTGCTAAACCATTCATCTTTGAACCAAATGACGAACTGACAAGGAACGAGATCAAACAAGCGATCGAATCATTCTTGTTAGAGCTTGTTGGTCAGAGAGCGTTGTATGACTTCCTAGTAGTTTGTGATGACACTAACAACACAGCAACTAGAATTGACAGAAACGAACTTTATGTAGACATAGCGATTGAACCTGTGAAATCAGTGGAATTCATCTACATACCGTTGAGAATCAAAAACACAGGAGAAATAGCAAAATTGGGGAACTAATTTTGGATAAATAGGAGAAACAGATGGCAATATCAACTTTATCAAAATTTACAGTACCTTTAGCAAACGATCAAAGTTCAGCATCACAAGGCTTGTTGATGCCAAAACTACAATATCGTTTCAGAGCGATCCTGGAGAATTTTGGAGTATCAACACCGAGATCAGAATTAACAAAACAAGTAATAGACATCACAAGACCAAACCTTACTTTCGACAACGTGACACTAGATGTGTACAACTCTAAAGTATACGTTGCGGGCAAACACACTTGGGATCCGATCACAATCAACCTAAGAGATGACGTAAACAACTCAGTGACTAAACTGGTTGGTGAGCAGATCCAGAAACAGTTCGACTTCTTCGAACAGTCAAGTGCGGCAAGTGGTATCGACTACAAATTCACTGCAAGGATTGAAATGCTTGATGGTGGTAACGGAGCAACTGCACCAAATGTTTTAGAAACATTTGAGTTATACGGTGCATATGTTGAGAACGTGAACTACAACACACTAGCATACGCAACTTCAGATCCAGCAACTATCACGATGTCGATTAGATACGACAATGCGATTCAAACTCCGACAGGAACAGGAATCGGAACAGCAGTTGCGAGAACTATCGGTACTTTAAGTACAGGTGGTTAATAAGAATTAAGTTAGCAATTATAAACATCAAAAGCGCCTTTATATGGCGCTTTTTTTGTGGCCATAAATACGCATATGCCAAGCATTAATAATTTTTTACAAGGATTCC